TAGCTCTGCGTTAATCTTTGCCGTCTGGTCTCTAGCTATTAACCTAGCCCTGCTTTTGCTTACGCCTGCGCGTTCGTGTATGATCGTGGCTAAATTTTCAGCCCTACCGTTTTTTAAATAGCTCTCCCTTATTGCTTTTTCTACGTCGTTTAGATAGTCGTTTTTAACCGAGGTTATCAGGCTCACATTTTTAGCGATGTATTCGTCCAATTTTGTTTTTACGGCAGTATCTCCCACAAGTGGGGTTAAATCCACGTCAGTGCCTTTTTGTACGTTTTGGATTAATCGCTCTTTGTTGGTTTCATTAACCGCCTTAACTACGTTTTGGCTTAGCTTTTTGGCGTAGTCTAATGTGTCGGTTTTTCGTAGTCCGTCTAGTATTTGGGTTGTATGCTCTATTATTTCGGCGTCGCTAGGGTTACCTAGCAAAAATGACCTAAGCCTTTTTAATAAAGCCGTTTTTAAAGAGGCTATTAATAGTAATAAGGCATTACGATATTTAACCTCCGCCCGTTTGCTAGGCTGTACTGGCTTAAACTCTTTATTGCGTTTTTTGTTGAATAGTTCAGATAAGGTCGGCTTCATCGGCTGGCTCGTCTAACTTTTGGGCTAATAGCTCGGCTTCGGTTATATCCTCGGCGCTTATGTTCTTAATCAAGCCCTCGTCTTTTAGCTCTTTTAAAATGATCGCTTCGGTTATTACGCCCTTATCTAATAAATTGCCTAATGCTGTGCTTTTTACGTTTAAAATTTCGGCTTTTTCTTTATCATTTAGGCTGTCAATACTGTAAAAATCGTATTCTAAATTTTCGCCTAGGACAAACGGATCGATGAAGTCATAAACTGGGCGTAGTAGTGTGTTTTGTAGTTCGTTTATCGTTTCATAATATGCTCGGTTGTCTTCTTCGCCACTACTAAAGCCGCCAGCGCCCTCACCAAAAAGTATACTAATAGGGCGGTTTAGCGCGCCTGCTACTACTATACAACTCTTGCTCCAAAGCTCGGCTATCCCAGTTAGGTTATTTTCCTTTGTTAAATAGTCGTCCTCCATATCCATAGCGATTGCGTTGGTATAGCTTTTGGCTTCATTTATTAGCCTTAGCCGTTTTAGTATCTCGCCCTCATTACCAGTCGCTATTTGCTCGTTATATCCGTGCATTTTATAGACATCTATTTTGCACTCCTCTATCAAGTCACTAACGCTTAGCGTGATAGTGTCAAACATCTTTATCACATCAAGGGCGGTGGCTATATCGCTTATGCTTTCACGCTGTTTTATGCCGTAGCTCTTTATCCCCCCTTGCACTATACAAAGACGGCTGACGTGGGTTTTAACCCCCTTTACATCATAAAGGCTAGGTCGGTTAAATTTATGCTCTGCGTTTCTTGCTTTGAATTCGCCTTTACCAAAAACGATAAATTGCTTAATTGTTTCATTTGGCATTAATGGAAGTTGATAGGTGTCCTCGCCTGCATCCGTTACGGCTAAAACTGCCGCCTCGCCGTATAGTAAAACGTTAAAAAGCAGGTCTTTAATAACGCCCTCTATCTCTAGTTTATTGCAAGCGTCGTAATACTCTTTTTTGCGTTCCTCATCTATATCGTCCCAGTCGATCTCACGCCCCATTTTTAACATATCGCCTATGGTTTTTTTAATGTAGCGTTTAGCTATCCAACCATTGTTGTAAGCGTTTAGAAGCTGTGTGTTTGTGACTAATAACGGCGTATAATCTCTATTCGCCGTCATTTGCCCCATTTTAGTTACTAGGTTTTCTAAGCTATCGGTTATTTTTTGCCCCATTATTCCGCCTTTTATTTTTGATTAATAATAAGGCGTTTTTGGGCGTTAGCTTCGGCTTGTGATGTGTCCCCAAATTGTTGTTTTGCTTTTTATTAGTGGTTCTAGGGCGTAACGTAATGCGTCTATGTAGTGGTTGTTTTCATCTAGTATTTGAGGCAATATATCACCGCTGTGTGGATCGGTTTTGTAGCTGTATAATCTAAATTCTCGTGCCGTTTCTACGCAGCGCTCGTGTATTATGATTGCTTCAAAACTGCGTATAAACTCTATGCCGTCCTCTATGCTACCTTTACCTTTTATTGTTGGCGTTATCATACTTAGTCCGTGCCTTTTTAAATAGCTTATACTTTCAGGGCGTGCGTTGTCGGCTCTTATTACATATTTATGTATATCCTCGATCCGATCTTTTAAAAACTCCGCCGTATAATCAAGCTCTAGCCCTACCGCTCCAGCTTCGTGGCTTATGTAAAGTTTGCGATCGTGTATATAACACCTTATCGCAGCCGTTGGGTCGTTAGCAAAGCCGAAGTCTAAGCCGTGATAAGGGTTGCCTAGCCCGTCGGTGCTAAAATTTTCTATTCTAAATTTACCCTTGAAAATAAGGGCGTCGCTCTTTGTATTGTAGCCCCCTAGCCATATATGCTCGTAAGTGCTAGGGTTAAATCTGCGATCGTATTCTTGCTCTTTATTTAGTTCCTCGGGCAAAAAAGGATTATCGCTAAAATTCGCCGTAATTAAAACAAAGTCCGTCGCGCCATTCTCTTGCATTTGTTTAAAAAAGCTATCCACTGCGTCCGTTTCGTTTTCAGGGTTCCAGCTAAACCAAAGCTCTGAATTTTCTTTGCGTATGGTCGGACGTAAAAGCTCTAGGCTTCGCTTGCTTAGGTTTTGTGCTTCCTCTACCCACGCAATATCAAAGCCCTCTAGTGATTTTATACTATCGGCGGTATGGTCTTGCATACCTTGAAAAATTATTAAGCCGTTGCCACGCTTAGTTCTGATCTCTGTTAGCGTCACGTCAAAATATTCGCTTACACCTAAGCTATTTATTTTACTTTCAATTAGAGCTTTTGATGAAAATTTTAACGATCGTTGTATTTCTCTTATACAAACAATTCTAGCATTTGGGTTAATTAGCATTGTTTCGATTATGCACTCGGCGAAAAAATGGCTTTTCCCGCTACCCCGTCCGCCTTTAGCCCCTTTGTATCTTTTGTTTTCTAGTAGCGGCTCAAAGATCGGGGCGGTGTTTAAATCAATTATCATTTATCAAGCTTTACTATCGTTCGCCTAATTTCGGTTACTTCAGTTTGCTGTGCATTGGTGTTGTTTATATTAATGTTGCCAGTGCGTGAATTTACTCCTAGTGTCAGGCTTGCTTTATCTATGGCTTCTTGCAAAGCTTTGAAGTCGTTTGCGTTTAGCTCTATGGGCTCGAAAGTCTGCACCCCGTCACCGACGCCAACCTTTTCGTATTTGGTGTTTTTATCTAGCATGTCCATCACTCGATTAAGATTTTTTTGCGTAGCATTAAATATTAATCCGCGGTTATATGCTTCATCTTTAGCAGTGCTCAAAATACTGCTCATTTCTATTTCTGATTTTTGAGCTTGTGCCGATAACAGCGTTATTTGAGCTTCAACTAAATGCTCATTTTTTGGCGTTAATCCTTTGAGTAAATTGGCCACAGTGCCATTTGATACGCTATGTTTTTTTGCTAGCTCTCTTTGTGAAAATTTACCCGTATGAAAGTCGGCCAAAATTTTCTCTTTTATTTCATCTGTTATTTTTCCCACCATCTACCCCTAAAATAAAGTCAGTTGTTGATATTTTTTCTTTTTATACTTGCGTTTAGGCTTCGTGCTTAAATATTTACTTTGGCACATCTTACTCCTATCCGCTGTCATTCTATGTTTTAACACCCAATCCAAAAATTCTTTAGGCGTATTTAGTATCGTGTTAAGCTCTGCTTGGTATTTTTTTACCTCGCTTACTCTTAGATTATTAATAACGGTTTCGTCCGTATAAGGGCTATTTAACACCTCCCTTATTAAAAACGAAATTTCCGTTAAATAATAATGATCCTCTCGCTTCTCCCAGTCTGGGTAAAACTTATCGAGCACGGCATAAAATACGTCCAAATGTTTTAAATTAGGCAAATCCATTTATCTAATAAATCCTAAATTCGCCCTCTATTACTCCAAGGGCTATTTTTCTCTCTAGTAGTTTTCGCTTGATTTTAAAAACGTCCGTTTGCATTCCTTTTACGTCCTCAATGATGCGTGTGCCATCTTTAAGGCGGTATGTAAAATCTGCTATGTATCTGATCTCACGCACGGTTCTAAAGCCTTGCCTCGTTGTTTCGTCTGATATTGTGTAGCTTGGCATTAACACAAAGGGCACTTGGCGGTTTAGCTCGCTTATCTCGCCAGCTCTTTGCATAATTTCAAGCTCTTGGTTTCTGCGCCACTCTTTGGCACTATCAAAGCCTTTGGTTTTGCGGTTGTGGTATTTATTCGCCGAAACGTTGCCAATTCTCATCAGCTACCTCCTCATATTTTTCTATGCTTTCGTGTTTGTGTGCGTGACACCATTGATGACACTCTCTACAAACGGCTATTTGTTTGCTGTCGTCCTTGTCTGCTCCAAATCTACCATATCTTACATGGTGACACTCTATGCTTTGTTGTTTCTCGCATATTTGGCAAAGTGGGTATGCTTCAAGTAGTCTTAGTTGGTAGTCTCTATTTTCGCTTTTAGTTAATCTCAAAATAGCCCCCTTGCTCCGCTCTTATAAATCATATAATCAGTCTTCGCTTGTCTATTAGTTAAACATGTTTGTTTCAGGCTGTATCCTTTAAAAACTTTATCGCCACACTCTACACGGTCGTCTATGTATGGCAAAATGTCGCTATTTTCACTTGAGAAAAATATAAAAGGTTCTCGCACTAGCCTAATTAGCTTTAAAAAATCTCTTAGTCCCCAAAAGCACTTATAGCCTGCTTTGTTTGTTTGCAAATATGGTGGGTCTAAGATCAATACAACATCTTTATTTTCAAATTCTTTTATCAGCTCCATTGCATCTTTGTGGGCTATCTCAACGCCTTTTAAATATCCATTTGCTTGATATAAAGACGTTTTGGGGCTGGACATAAAAAATGTTTTCTCTTTTTTAAGCTCAGACTCATTGTGGCAGTATTTACCTCCAAAAAGAAGCCTTGAGCTAAGTGTTAGCCAGTCGATGAAATATCCTCTTTTTATATACTCATCTATGATTTTTATAATTTTTTCTCTATCCTCTTCACTTACTTGGTCATTTTTTTTATATTTTTTTGTGATAGGCTCTATCGATCGTAAAATCTCGTTTATTGCCTCTATATTTGCCAGCCTCTCGCTGTAATTATCGTAGTCATTGTAAATTACCCTTGCGTTAGGGTAAATTTGCTTTATATTGTGGCTAAGTAGTCCAGAGCCACCAAAGGCGTCGATAAAAATTCCATTTCGGTGCGCTCTAAACTCATCTTTTATTAGCTCCCTAAAATGCTTAATAAAGTTTCTTTTTTGCCCTTGAAATGGCAAAGGGGCAGAGTTATATATCAAGGTTAGCCTCCTTTTCGTCCTTGTGCTTCTTGTTCCACTTTCTCATTATTTCAAGCACACCGTTTGCATCCTTACGGCTTATCTCAAAGCTATCAAGTATCTTTTTATTCTCGTCTGCTACCTTTGCGATTATGCTCGCTCCGCTTTCGGTGATTGTGATATATACGGCTTTCATCACGCGCCGATCCTTTTTATCACGCCCGCCACTATCGACTTAATGGGCGATTTTTGCGCCGTTAGGGCTTTAAATTTAGCCACGCCCATAAACTTGCCGTCGTTATCTCCGCCGATAAAATATACTGGCTCATTTCCGCCTACGCCGTTAAAGCTGTTATTCGCCTCACTCTCGCCGATTAGATAATCAGGGCAAATTTGTGGGGTTTTCGCGTAAATCTTATAAAGCTTGGCAAAGTCCCACTTTTTAAAATTCTCCCAGTCTTGTCCTTCTAGGTTGCAAACCTTTACCCAGCCGCCCCTAGCGCGCACTACTGACATTATCGCTCCGTCTTTAAAGCACACGCTACAATAAGGTCCATAGCGTCCTATGGCGTAAACTAGCTCGTCTAAAGCTTTTTGCGCTTTGTCACCCTCATCTCCGTTAAGCGCTTCTAAAATTTCCGCAGACGTAGGCATCGTAGGATATTTTCGCGTTTGTCTGACTAGTTTTAGTGCCGCGGCTAATTCGCTCGCCTCGTAGTCCATTAAGTCCTCAAAATAAAGTGCAATCACGGCTTTGCTTAAATTCGCTCCGTAATACTCCACCGTCGGCATAAATACGCCGTAAAATTCTTGTATCGTCATTGAAAATCTCCTACTAAGTCACTTTTCCCGTTTTTTCTCATTTCCATAGCTAGTTCCCTAAATGCCGCCATTGTGTTTAGCGTGCCTTGTTTTAGTCCGTGAGGGTTGTCGTCGCTTATGCCTTGCGTGCCATTAGTCGCCTTTGCTTTGTAAGTTGGCTTTGGCTTAAACACCCCTTGCCACTCGTTACGCATCGCTTCTCTTAGGCACTCATTGACGTCTATGCCCTCGCTCGCCCATTTAGCCCACTCGCTAAATTTCATCTCGATACCCTTAGAGCTTAGTTTCTCTCGTCGCTCTTTCTTGTAGGTTAGATATTCTTGCCAAAGATTTGGATCAATGAAGTCAGGTAGTGAAACGCCCTTAGGGGGTAGGGGGTTATTATTAGCTTGTAATTTTAATAGCTTGTAATTTTCTTGGTTTGTATTTTTAAAGCTTGTATTATTCAACCTATTAATGCGGTTGACGTTTTTGTCAATCGGCGGTTGATTGTTTTGATAACGGCCATTGATGTTTTCGTCAACGGCGTTGATACTTTCGTCATTCGCCATTGATGTTTTCGTCAACGGCGGTTGATTGAGATTTTCAAGAGCTATCAGTCTGATTTTGCGGTTTGTTACTACCGCCCCGAATTTATCGTCTTGCGTTTCTATATAGCCGCATTCTTTGAGCTTGGTTATTTGGCGCGAGATCGTCTCGGGAGTAGTGCCAAATTTCTCCGCTAGGTATTGATTTGAGGCGTAGCAATATCCCTCTTTCGCCGATAGCGACGAGATAAGAAGTAGCAAAGGTAACATTTTTTGTACACGCTTATCGAATATCCAGCTATTGGGGCATATCGCGTAGCCGTTGTTAAGTTTTTCGTTCATTCCTCATCCCCCTTAAATTTCTCTACCGTCAACCACGCAAACGCAGCCGACGCAAAAAGGCAAACCGCCAAGAAGCTCAAAATAACCCAAATTATCAAGGCTAAGAATTTCATCGTCACAGCCTAAATTTGAAGTAATTAATAAGCTCAAACAAAATAATGCCGATCGCAAAAGACGCGATCATAAACTCAATGTCAGGCATTGCTCGCCGCCTTTATGCATTTTATAAGCTCCTTGTTTATAAGGTGAGCTTCATTAAAATAGCACCATTTCACGGTTACGCCGGTGATAGGGCATTTATCTTTGCCCCGCTCTTTTATACGCCCTAAATACACAAGGGTGTTAACTCTAGCGCTCACGGTAGCAGTAGGTAGCCCCGTTGCTACTGACAACATATGTCTTGACGCGCCGTTTGGGTATTTTAAAAGCGCTTTCATTATCTGCGTTTTTTGTATCTCGTGCCGGTCTGCGCTAGCTATGTAGCCGTTTATGCTTGTTTCGGCGATCATTTTTTATCCTTTTTGGCTGTTGTTGGCCATAGTTTCAATAATCTTGGCTATCGTTGCCGTCTCTAGTTCTCTATCAATCAAAACAGCCACGAAATCAAGCGCAAATCTCACGACTACGCTGTTATTCGCTACCATTTTTATTTTTCTCCTGCTTTTCTGCCTCTAAAATATATGCATTTAGCTTGTCGCCCCAAGCATAAAAGGGGTGTCCCAACTCTTGCAAAGCTGCGTATCTCACATCCCCATTAGGTTTTTTGTTGTTTGACCCACACGCGTATGTATTGCAAGTCCCAGCCGACTTGTAAAATTTGCCAAGCCATTTTCTAATCTTTTTTCTATATTCTGTCTGTTTCATAACCTTATATTACTATCTGTTATATAAAATATAACTTAAGGTTATTTGATTTTTAATGATTTTAGTTATAAAATATTACGCAAAGTTATATCTTTCGAAGGGGTAGAAAATGAAAGAATTTAAAGATAAATTGTCAGATTTACTAAAAGAAAAAGGTATAAACACTATACAATTTGCCGATATTTTAGGCATTTCACAGCCTTTAGTTAGCCAGTGGTTAGCTGGAGAAAAGAGGACAAAAAAACATTTATTGCCACTGGCTAAATTTTCAGGCTATCCGATCGCTTATTGGCTAGACGATACCATAGAAAAACCGACAGAAGCCCATAAATATACAGATAATATCTCTTCTAATAGTGCCAAAACTGTGTATATCCCTTTTTATAAAGATGGCGTAGTTTCTGCAGGTCGTGGCGCTGAAAACGACGATTTTGGCGAACCTGAATTGCTGCCTTTTAATCCAAACGATTTAAAAATTATGTTTAACGTTAGCCCTCACGCAAAATTAGGTATTGTCCCTTGTTTTGGTAACTCAATGGAGCCGACTATTAAAGAAAGTGACTTGGTTGTTTTTTGTGATGATATAAACCAAATAGAGGGCGCTATTTATGTTTGCAAATATGAAAACGAAATATTTATAAAAAGAATAAAAAAACGTCCTACATTGGCGTTAATAAGTGACAATAAGGACTATGAACCAATAATTATCGAGGAAGAGTTAAACGTCGAAATTCTAGGGCGTGTTGTTGGTTGTTATGCCATAAACTCTAAGAGAATATAATAAAAGTCCATTGCGAAGTATATAAAGGGCTAACGTTTGAGGATTATGGGATAAAGTAGGGAGATTTTTGTTTTTTATAATTCTAATTTATAAAAATATGGTAAAATTTCATAGAGATATATAAAATTAATTTTTAAAAAAAGGAGTTAAAATGCGCAAAACATATGAGCAACTTGAAGCTGCAGCGAATGTTACACTTAAGCATTTCAACCCACAAGACTCTCAATTCACAAATGTAATTGCTATCGCTATGGCTCTAGGATACAAAGTACTGGCTACAAACTTTGAAAAAAATATTTCTGGCATGGTGGTCAATAACGCTGACGGTAAGTATATTTATGTAAATAAAAATGACACTCCAGAACGCCAGCGATTTACCATAGCTCACGAGATAGGGCATATATTGTTACATCATGTTCAAAAAGAGGAATATTTTGTAGATTATAGAAATAATGTAAAATATGACGACAGAGAATTTGAGGCGGATAATTTTGCTGCCGCTTTGCTTATGCCAAGAGAAAAAAGTATAAACGTGTGGTATGAAACTGAAGATGTAGATGATTTTGCAAAAGCTATGAAAGTATCAAGAGCTGCTGCCTCTATTAGGCTTATAAATCTGGGGCTTATTTATTAATATGGATGCACATCAAGAGCAATTTGAAAAAGACTTCGAAGCTGCGCTAAAAGAAAAGAGAGAAAATGCCGAAAAAGCACCACCTATTAATAATAATAATGAACAAATATTAAAAAAAGCAAACTCTAATGGCGTAGTCCCGCTCGCCTCAAAAGACGATCTTTCCCAATCGGTTATTAAGGCAAAAAGAAGCTTTGTTGAATTTTTAGAGGGGATGCTTAAAAGTGGCTGGGTAAAATGCTGGCTACGTGTTTTCTTTTTCTTTATTCTTTTTTGTTTTATTTGGTTTATTGTTGTGTCACTATACAATATTCTTTATTCTGATGCCCCTAAAAAAATTTATATTGAAATTTGGAAAAGTTCGGTTGAATTTTTAAAACTTATCTTTGCAATTATCGGTGCGGTTTTTGTACTGATAAAAATTTTTATCAATGGTAAAATTTAGTCAAATTATCTTTTTAATTATAGTAGTGATTACCACCCCTCTTTTTGCTTTCCCTGCCAAAGTCGTAAAAATATCTGATGGCGATACGATCACAATACTACAAAACAAAGAGCAAACAAAGGTCAGACTATACGGCATTGACGCTCCAGAGAAAAAGCAAGACTACGGACAAAGATCAAAGCAGTTTTTAGCCAGCCTGATCGCAGGACAAGCCGTAGAAGTAGAGCCAAAGGGTAAAGATAGATACAAACGCACGCTAGGCATTGTCCATTTCAAAGGGCAAGATATAAACGCTCAAATGGTGCTAAATGGCTACGCTTGGGCTTACGTGAAATACTCGAGAATATATGTAGATCAAGAGAAAACAGCTCGCGAGAACAAGCGAGGGCTTTGGCAGAGTAGTAATCCTACTCCGCCGTGGGAGTGGAGAAAGCGTTAATTTTTAGGCAGTCTTAGGATTAGTGCTACTCCGTTATTGTCGCCTTTTTGTGTTAATATGTTAGTGGCTACATCATTTAATCTTATAACCACGGACGAGTCTTTTGGCATATTAAAATCAATATAATAGGTTGGAGTGTCATCAATAAAAGCACTCTCGGCTATTAAGTTTTTTACTTCGGCGCCAGTATCATTAACTACCTTAAACATTACAAAAAAATCAAATTTAGAAATACTTTGTTTTTGAAAATTCTCTATTTTATCCCGCAGTCCCCTCGTTGCAATAACTAAAAGATTATTGTTTTGGTCTTTGCCTATTTTTAGCTCAGCGCCTTGTATTTCCGTTTCAAGTACGTTTTTGCCAAAATAAACTGGTATAACAAAAGAAGCCACAGAATCCATTTTTACTTTATAGCACTCTTTAAACTGCGCTCCATTAAATACTTGCGGGATTTTTAATTTTAAATCGATAAGCGCCTTTGACTCCTGCCTAGAGTCCTCATAAGAATTACACCCCGGCACCTCAATATTTAAAATCGCAGTCCTTGCTTGATTGTCCACATTAAGCGTTGATAATGGCACCTCGGTTAAAACGGCTGTTTTACACCCTGCAAAAAGAAACCCGATTAAAACTAATAACAAAAACTTATTCATCCTTTACTCCTTATTTTTGATTGGCGTAAAATTTAGCTACCTCGCATAATTTTTCAGAATAGGCATAAATATCCTCAATTCTATCAAGTTGAAACCTTGTTTCATTTTTTTCGCTATCCATTATGCCGATCTGTTTTTTGTTGTCGGTAAAATAAAGTCTACATATCGGCTTACGGTTATTATCTGTAAAAAATATTGCAAAATAAGACTGGGCGTCTCGGTATATTATATTTTCAACACTAGTAACCGCTGCCAAGATCGCCCTAATAATATAAAAAGCGTCTATCTCCTCTTGTGTGGTTATAATTTTATTTTCGTCCTCTTGTGGCGGTAGTGACTCTGTCTCTTTTTTTGTCTCTTTATCTAGTGCTGACGTTAGCCTATCCCTTACCATATCGTTTATGCGTTGAGCAAAAACTGCTTTTAATAGTGGTGTTATTTGATCTATTCTTTTTTCAGTGGCTACTTGATCGCTTATTTTTTTAAAAAAGAATGCTGCAAATTCACGGCTAGGATTTTCAAGCTCTGCGGCTACGATTTTATCAAGCTGGTTTGTGTACTTTAGGTTGTTCGCCGTGTTAAAAATATTTTCTAGATCAAAATTCTTTTTATGAAATTTTACAAGCTCCATTAATTGTGTATCTTTAATTTTAATTATATCAAAACTTAAAAACGGCGCGGTGTCCATTATATTTTTTTCCTCTAAATCGGTAAAAAATTTATATTCTCGTCCGTTTGTTAGTATGGCAAATTTTGCCTTACTAACATTAAAATATCTAAGTAGTTGTGACTCGTTTTTTGCGTTAAGATCTGCTCCTATTTTTTTACACTCTACCAACAATACTGGCTCGTTGTTTTGAAAAATAGCATAATCTATACGCTCGCCTTGCTTAGTTCCAATATCTTGGGTATATTCGGGCATTACTTCTAACGGATTAAAAACATCATAACCTAACGCCCTAATAAACGGCATTATAAAAGCATTTTTTGTTGCTTCCTCTGTTGTTATACTAGCCCCTAGCTTTTCTATATTAGCAGCTATCTCTTTTATTTTTAACTTTATTTCCTCCATAAAATACACCTCCTAACAAAAAATTAATAAATTGATTATATCACAAAAGATTTTTTAAATATATAACTTTAAGTAATATTTTAAATAACATTAAGTTATATTTAATATAACCTTTGGTAATATTCTCTCATCAAAACAAAAAACCTTAAAGCCCTGACAGACATCAGGCAGGAGCCCCACTCCTAGCTAGAGTTTAGCTGAAGCTACGCGGTAACCCGAGTATAGCGGACATAATGTTATACCCATCGCCAGCCCTGATTTAGGATAGTTTTTCACAGGGTTATCAATAAAACGAAAAACACCACTTTTTCTAATAAAAGCCTTGCTTGCTTGGAGTAGGCGAAAGCCCACTAAATATTTTTCATATACAAATTTTTCCTTTATATAAATTGATTTCTAACATCTAGTCGGCGGTGGCGAGCAAGGCTTTTATTAGAAAAAGGAGCTTGAGATGAGAAACAAGCAAAAATATTTAAAAGTAACGTTTGACGGATGCACTAGATACTCTACAAGAGAGCCAAATTTTTACACCTACGAGGTTTATTTTGACACATTAGGGCTGGTGCTTTATATCCACAAAGATGCACTTATGCTGCTGGCAGTAAAAGATAAAAAACTAAATCCAGTAAAACTAAGTAAAAAACAACTAGCCAGCTTTAAAGCTGAGTATGTTTATGAGATAGTATAAGGAGCTACAAAAATGAAAACGCTAATTAAATTTTTTAGGGTGCTTTTCAGTAATGGTGGCGAGATAAAGAATATCGCCTATCTAAATATCAAAAGGGGTTAAAAATGAGTTTGAGCTATGACTTAGCGTGTGCCACAAGCGACGTGGCACACATAAATTTAAACAAAGAATACGACGAGCTAATAACTGACATTGAAGCTGTATATAGCCGCCATCGCCACACGTTTAAAAATGCACTTGGCGAAAATAGTGGCGAAATAATTGATCTGCTTATCGAGCATTGTAAAAAAGACTTTTTTGCCTATGCAGCGCTTGTTTATGTGCTATGCGTTGAAGCTGAAATGAGTAACGAGGCGGTCTTAAGCTACACAACCACTTATAAAAAAAGTCTTGGAAAACTACGAGAGGAAGCTGAAAGAGATGCGCTCTTATATTCTGATGAGGCTTGTTGAGTTTTATTATGAGCCAGGTATGACTTGGGGAGAATTTCAAAAAATATTAGAAAGGTTAAAAAATGCTAAGTAATAAAGACTACCACGCACGCCCTGAAATATCAAAGAGCGATCTTGATCTGCTTGCACGTAGCCCCCTACACTTAAAACTGAAAAACGAGCTTAAAAATCCGCCTAGCGAAGCTTTAATCTTAGGGTCTGCCGTGCATAAGATAGTATTAGAAAGAAAAGATTTTTCAAATGAGTTTAAAATAGCTCCTGCAGCCGATAAACGCACTAAAGAGGGCAAAGCTATACACGAAGAATTTTTTAAAAAACTAGGTGAAAAAACGCCGATAAATTGGGCTAGTATTAGAACAGCCATAAAAATAGCCAGCTCAATTAGGTCCATGGAGGAAACAGCTTTTTTTCTAAAAGACGGATTAGCCGAACAAAGCTATTTTAGTGAAATAGAGGGCGTTGCGGTCAAATGTCGCCCTGATTTTTATAATGAGAAAATGGGTGCAGTGATCGATCTAAAAACAACTTCTGACGCTTCAGCTAGTGGCTTTGCTAGATCGGTAGCTAGTTTTAATTATCACGTCCAAGCGGCGTTTTACAGCGATATTTTAAGGAGCTTAGGCAAAGAGGTCAATTACTTCTTGTTTATCGCCGTTGAAACAAAAGCCCCTTATTTTGTAGGCTTTTATGAGCTTGATACTGCAGCGATAGAGCAAGGGCGCAAAACATATCTTGAATTGCTAGAGCTTTACAAATATTGCCGTGAGCGTGACGAGTGGTGGGGCTATGCGAAAAAAGATGGCGATAAGATAAATGCGGTGCAAACCTTGAGCTTGCCGGCGTGGAAATTTTACGAGTGAGGATAAAAATGCTTGGTTTTATAGACGACATTATAGACAATGCCGTAGAGGGTATGGAAGATTTATGCGATGGCAATGGTGTTGAGGGCGTCAAAAAGCTCACAAAAGCTACGGTAGCTGGTAGTATGGCAATAGCTGGTGTAGATCTTGCCATAGACGCCATAGATTACATAAAAGATGAAATTTTAGATAAAGGAGACGATGATGAGTAGTGCAGTAACAACGCAAAACGCCCCACAGGAGTGGCTAAGCGATGAGAACAAGAGGATTATAAGAAAACAATTCTTTCCGCCGAATGCGACGGATAGCGATATGCAATACTGCATAGCAGTAGCCAAAAGTTTTAATTTAAACCCGATCTTGAAACAGATATTTTTCGTTGAGCGAAAAGCCAAAATAAATGGGGAGTGGCACTCTAAAATCGAACCGCTCGCGGGGCGCGATAGCTTTTTAACCTTAGCGCACAGAAGTGGCAAGTTTGCTGGCATTAAGAGCGACTGCTTTTTAAAAAACAAGCCCGTTTTCATAAATGGGGAGTGGCAGAATAAAAAAGAGCTAGTAGCTATCGCGCAGGTCTATAAGAAAGGACACGAGACGCCTTTTGAAGCGGAGGTTAGATATGACGAATATGTCCAAAGGACAAGCGACGGAAGAATAAATAAATTTTGGGCGGAGAAGCCCGAAACGATGCTAAAAAAAGTAGCCGAAAGCCAAGCTTTACGCAAGGCTTTTGATATTTCGGGGCTATATTCTATTGACGAAGCCGAGGGCGGCGAGTTGATCAAAGATGAGCAAACCAAGATCGCAAAGCCGATACAAAACCTAAACGAGCTTTTAAGTAGTTCGGAAAAACCGAACAGCTCAGTTGGTGCAAAAAATTCACAAACTGAATACATCGAAGCCGCGCCCCTTGAAGTTGAAATCGCAACTGTAAAAGAAAATTTGACAGTTGAGCCAATGCCTCACGATCTACTACAAAGCGAGCTAATAAAAAGAGGTGCAAGTGAAACAGAGGCTGAAAAATTAGTCGAGAGGTTAAGTCTTTATGATGCCCAGATGTATCTAAACGATCCAAGCAGTATAGACAATTTAATAGAAAATTTAAAGGATAACTAATGAATGTAGGCTATTTTAAAAATCAAACTTTCAAAGCTCAAGACGGCAAAGAAGTAAAATTTATAGGGGGTATGATAAATATCCCTTTTTTACGCCCTATTGAGTGTGGGCTAATCCCAACTCCTGATGAGGAGCTAGCTAAAAATCAAAACGCCCCAATATATAAAATAGTGCTCTTTAAGCCTAAAAATTACGAGGGAGCAAGGCAAATTATAGGCGGTATTTGGAACGCTGTCAGCAATGACGGAAAGATAAATTATTTTAAAGGGCATATAGAAACGCCTCTAGTAGCTGGCGGACGTGTTTATCTAGCATTATTTAGCCCAAAAGAGCCTAACGGACTAATGTTTGAAGCCACATGGAGCGCACCAAAAAGAAATAATAGCTCGCACACGCCACAAGCTAGCGAGAGTGCAAGCGATGAAATAGACGCTAGTCAGTATTGCGATAGTGATGAAATACCATTTTAAGGGGCGATCGGATAAAATCGCCCTAAAAAAGGATAGATAATGACAGCAGACGAAGTAAAAGCATTTTGTAAAGAGCATGGCTTCACGTATGGCGAGCTAGCCGAAAAAATAGGATGGGGCGAAGCGAGCTTTAGGACGACAATAGGCAGCGGTAAAATAAGCGATCAAACAGCGGCGGCAATAGAGCTACTACGTGAAAATATTGCCCTAAAAACGGAGCTTGAAGAGTGGCACGTAATAAAATCTACCCTAAAAAAAGCCCTATCTTAATATATTTTTTGTAAAAAAGTTAAAAATCTTTATAAAAATACAAAAAATAATTAATTATCTTTATATTTTTAAGCTTACTTTAATAAGATACTTGTTATAATTCTCTCATAAAGGTTAAGATAATTAACCTTTAAATAAAAAAAGAAAAAAGGATAAGAGATGAGAGAGCTAAGAGGAAGCGAAAAACAAATAGCTTGGGCAGAGAAAATACTAGCAAAATTTGAAGAAAACCTAGAGAGTGGCAAAGCAGAAGCAAAAGAAAACTTCGCCACTATGTTTGACGCTGATGAAGTTGGCGAGTTTGAGCCACTTTGGGATAGATTTGTAGCTTTCATGAGAAACTGTGATAATGCCTCTTTCATAATTGATCAAAGACACAATATAGAAAACCCAGCTATTGGTTTTGACTATGTCCCTATGGCTATCTGCAAAATAATAGACGGCGAAGAAATGGCATACGGTTTAAAATGGGCTGAGAAAATAGCGAGGGGCGAATAATCGCCCTTTTAAGAAAGGATTAAAAATGAGAGAAGTAATAAGCGAAAGGTTTGAGGCGATACTTTTTACCGCCGATGAGTGGGATAAGTTAAAAAACGAGATCGGCACGGAGCCTACATATGAAAATTTTATTAATTTTATTTCTGCAAAAGCTGGCGAATATGAGAGTGATCTATACTCCGCTTTTGATCTTTTAGGATATGGTCGCTATATCCACTGCAACGAAGACAACCCATACTATATCGATGAGCTAAATGCTTATCCTTTTGGCATATTGAAAAATGAAAATAATGATATAGAGTGTGGCGAATTAAGCTTTTAAAAGAAAGGGGCTATTAAGCCCCTAATACAAGCCCAACGGGCAAAACCTTATATAAAAATATAAGGTAAATATGCAAATTTTGGTAATTTCTTGACCAACTCCAACGGAGTAAATTCAATTTGCATATTTTTTATTCTCAAATTATGCATCCAATAAACTTAAAACACAATAAAGAAAGGAATAAATAATGACCTATGGCGAAAAGATTGTAAGAGAAAAAGAAAAAATGCAAATGAAAAACGGCGTTTTTGTGATATGTGGGCGACTGCCCCCTCGCATGAGTTTTGATAAAGCCGTGAAAATACTACGGCGAAAAACTAGACCGCTACTGGCTCAGCAAAATCGAACTAAGCCCAGCCTCTAAATTTTCAAAGCAAGAGGTGTTACAAATACTAAAAGGCAAAAATCTAAACGGAGCTAGCGATGACAACGGCTGAATTAAAAGACGCCGCTATTTTTGTAATGGCGTATAGCTTTTTGCAAATGGACAGCACCGAGAAGCTAGGGCTATTTATTAATAAAAAAGCGAGCAAATTTATCGACGAGCTAATCGAGGCAATGACGCCGATAGTAGGACACTATCACGCATTTAAAAGGCGGATAGAAACTCAAATAAATGCTTTGGATAACAAGGCGAGCATTACCAAGCAAAACTTTAGCACGACAGCGCCACAATTAGCTTGTGATCTGCTTTATTTGAGGTTAGCACCAAACGAACGCAAGGGGCAAAGGCTGGCTCCGATACTGGCTAATTTTTATGCGGCGAATAAAGACAAGATAGCGTATATATCGAACAAAAGTTGCGATACGAAATACCGCAAAGAGGCAGAGGATAGCCAAACGCTGGCTTATTTTTACATCGAAAATATTTGAAAGGACAACAATGAAATATTTTTTAAGAGAAATTTACTATGCATTGGAGAATTTAGACGAAAGCCCCCCGCTAATAATATTTGCCGTAACGATACTTTGCATCATGGGTAGTTTAACATTTATATTTACCACATTTTTCTACCTTACTGACGGGATTATACTTTGGCGAGGGGTACACGTAATAGTATTATCCTTGCTGCTAGCGATGGCAATACTATTTTTTGATGCATATATTAGGAAAAATACAGAGCGTAAAAACACTAAATAAAACTAAAGGATATATTATGACACTAGAAGAAAAAATAGAAGTTATTAAGGCTTTTTCTGAAGGTAAACCAATAGAGGTTTATAACGAAGATGAAGATGTGTGGGAGGCAAAGATTTATGATGATTGGAATTTTGAGGAAGATAAATATAGAAAAAAACCTGAAGCAGCTGCTAAGTTTAAGGCTGGCGATGTCCTACTAGCTAAAAAAGACGAACATCAAGCCAACCCTACTCGTTTTGAAGTTATCGACGTTAAGCTTGGGTGCTATTGTTTTAAAGACCACCTAGATATACCTATTATTGACGTAGATAAAGATTACATCAATGAACGAGACGCCCTATGGTTTTTTGAAGGCAAGACCATCTACGGTGATAAGTGGAGTATCTTATGCGATTTCTCCAGACAAAGGATACCAGATATGGAAGAGTTATATAAAAGACAACCTGACGCCATATTTTGGCAACCCATTTATTCTATTGGATTTAAACTAAGGGAGAACTAATGAAAGACATATATGAAAGCGTCTTAGTATGTATAGTGGTGGCTGCAACTTGTATAGGTGCAATGTTAATAGTAGCCTTTAATTTTTTAAGCAAGCTAGTTTATTGCATAGGGCTTGGTATTTTCTTTTTGTATACATTCTTTGTAACTTTACCTTTTCTTATATTGTATAGGTTTAGGGGGTTTAAAAAAGACCCTAAAAGCTTCATAAAGAAAAAAGTAATATATGCAACTGCTCGTTTTGCAGAGGGAGGAATAATATGAGAGAAATTAAATTTAGAGCGTGGGATAAAGATGAGAATAAGGAGTTATTAGATGCGTAAATTAAAAATACTTCAAAAATGGTTGGTTCTGATTATACTCAGTCCTCTTGTCGTTATATCGTTTGCCCTTTACTTTGGGGTATTAATCCCATTGCTTGCAATATGTATGCCAAAAGTAGTATTGCGACGTATAAAAGAAGCACCAGAACCTTTTATGGAGTTTTGGGAAAACATTTATAAAAGTGTGTGCTGGTATTTTGAGAGGAGAGATGATGACTAACTTTAAACAAGAGACACTAAAGCTCATAGGAGACCACGAGGTAGATGAGTATTTCCTAACATACACAAAAGACTGGAGTATATCAGAAGACCCAGTGTATAAGGGTAAAGGAGAAATCCTTTGGGATGAGATAACAAGAGACGAGCTTATCTATGATAGCGGCTATGGCACACAAAACTGGAGAGGCTGGATAATCTTTAAAGATACTCCTGACTGGCTAGAGCGAGAGGAGTATGATGGAATGGAGTGGTGGGTTTGGAGAAGTAAGCCTAGTTTAGAAAAAGAGAGGAGAAAGAACAAATGAGTAGCCCAGAAAGAGATAAACATTTAACCGCCCTTGCAAACCTAGAGGCGTTTTGCGAGACACACAATGAAAAATCTAAATTAGTCGAGCAAATACAAGCTCTTTTGTTTAAATGCGACGTCCACTATTTACGGCACGCTTTGCGAGATTTGAAAGATTATATAAAGGATAGGAAATGAGCGATACATTTATAACACGTGACGAAGCCTTAAAACAGCTGGGGCTAACGTCGCCTATCAGCTTAAGGCGCCTTGTGCTAGCTGGCAAGATCACGGCAAGTAAGATAAACTCAAAAATAATTTATTATTCTCAAAACTCAATATCCGCCTATAAATCAGGCAAAGCCACACAAGCTATCTAAATAATCACTCCACCACTGCATAAGCTTCGCCCTTGCTTTTAGGTTTTTGGCGTGATTGTATGCGTCCTTAACCTTGTTATTTTCAACGTGTGCTAGGCAAAGCTCGATAACATCACTATTACAGCCGTGCTTATCAATGTTTTCATTGGCGACCGTGCTAAATGTAGCCCTAAAGCCGTGTGGCGTTACCATATCGTTATTAAACCCTAGGTTTCTAAGCATTGAGCGGATAGTATTATCACTAATTGGGCGTATATTTGATTTTATGGACGGAAAAATTAACTCACTTTTTAACGGCAGGCGCTCACGATATGTTTTTAGCAAATTTATAACACTTTTTGACAAAAACACTTCGTGAGGCTTTGCTGTTTTCATCTCGTCTGCTGGGATATGCCAAACATAATTTTCAAAATCTATCTGCGACCACTTGGCATTTCTGGCGTTTTGCCCTCTTACTGCGGTGTATAGTTGAAATATCGCACATGTTTTTACTCTTATATCTCCGAAATAATCTCTTATCGCCATTAATACGGCTCTTATTTCATCATCATTTTTTAAGTATGCAAAATGTTTTACATCTTTTTTGCCGATTAGCGCACTTTTATCAATATCCGAGATGATATTATGCTCGACGTACTCGTGCAAAAGAGCAAATTTATAGAAGCTATTTAGTGTCCCTAGCGTTTTTCGTATCGTTTCTTGCTTGTCATCGCCAAGAAGTGGTGCAAGGGCGGCAACAACATCCTTTCTAGTGATCTCTTTTATCCCTATCTCTCCAAATTTTGGCAAAAATAATGTTTCAAACCGCCTTTTTATCCAAAACTGCTGTTTCTCACTCAACTTTCCCTTTGTTTTATACCACGCTTCAAATACTGCCTTAAATTTCGTTTTTTCTGCTGTTTGAGTTAGGCTCTCTCCTTGATTAAGCTTTGATCTTAGCTCGCTTCTTTTATCCCTCGCCTCGCTTAGGCTCATTTCATCATACTTGCCCAGCGTTAAGCGGTGACGCTTGCCATTTTCTCGAAACTCATATATAAAAAACTTCGTGCCATTTGGCATTATCTTAATTAGTAGATTGTCGCTGTCGCTTACAAAATATGGCTTCTCTTTTACTTTTAGATTTTTAAACTGCGTGATCGTTAGTTGGCGTGAAAGCTTAGGCATTTTAGCTGTCCTTTTGGCTGACTATTGTTATATTTTTAGCTACTTTTTAAAAGGCGGTCAGCTAAAAGTCAGCTAAAAAGTTGTGATAATAATAGTTTGTTATTGTTTGTAATAGTTTGTAATTTTATGAATAAAGGCTTTAAAATAACGTTAAAATCGTGGCTCAATGTTTGCAAAAGTTAATAAAAGTTTGTGATTGTTTATAAGTAGTGGCGGACAGAGAGGGATTTGAATACTATACGTTTTATTTCATATCTATTTTTATTAAATCTTTTATGTTATTTACTATACTTCCTTTTGTTTTACACATCTTTATTTTATAATTTTTGTTTAGTTCTGCTTTAAAACATTTATTTCCTATATATTCTTTTAAGATTATTTCATCTCCGCCGTATATGGTTATTTCTTTTTTGTTGTAGATGCTTATTTTCCCTTTTTCGCTGTCGTATTTCCAAAACATTTCTCTTGGTTGATTATCAAGTAAAATTTCGTGATTTTTTTCAAAACTTATGTCCCAGCTACTTCCTGCTGTGAGTATAAAATTTATAAAGTATCTCTCCGTTTGTATGTTCCAGTCGCCTACTAAATTTAAATCTTTTATATATTTTTCTTGGTTATTCTTTTTTTCTACATGTATTTCTATTGGGTCAGCAATTAAAAAAATACAAAGTAATAATAAAGCTTTTATTATTCTCACTCTATTACCCTATCTCTTTTTTTAGTATTCTTGCTCTTATGTCTGATAAATAAAATTGTTGTTCCATTTCACTTAACTTATCAAATAGCTCTATTAGCTCTTTATGCGTTGGATTTATTTCACTTTCTTTTTGAAAATAAAATTCTAGTATTTTGTATAGGTTTGGGTTATTTTTTTCCCAGTTATAGATAGTTTTTATATCTTTTCCGATGAATTCGGCTACTTCTCTTTTGTTCATTTCTTGAAATTATTCCAATATTTAAGATTTGTTTTATAATTATTATGCAATAATTCCTTTTAAGAAATTGCAATAATTCTAATTAAGCAAGAGGATTTTAGCAATATCTTATGAATTTATAACTTAACTTACCGCCCGCAACAGAGTAGAGATGTTTAGGGGCTTGTTTGTTACAACCTTAATACGTTGTAAAACTGTTGGGGGTGGTGTAGCTCTGCCCCTAAAATACTTAGCTACAAATAAATATTTTTTAAGGAGCTACACATGTACACTTATCTTTTAGGCCTTTGTGACGAAGTTCGTCCAATTTCTCGTATCGACAAAAAGACTGGCGAAGTTGCTTCATCAATTGACGTAACTATCACTTTTGAAAGTCGTGATCAACACGGCTATCTTGTTAAATCAACCGAAACTATCAATTATGACTTTTCTCTTAAGCCAAAATTTGATTCTGTTAAAGGCAAATATATCGCTGTTCCATATCGTTTTCTTAATACTCGTAATGGTGCATATATGTTCCCTGATGAAAGTTTGAGTTTTCAAGTTTTCAATGAAAATCCTTTTTTGAAAGAAACATCAAAGTCGTCTAAATAATTAAAAGCGGGGGCTATGCCTTAATGTGAGTAGCAAACCACTCTCCCGCCTTTCTCAATTTCTACAAAGTTTATTCTTTAAATTTTGTAGAGATTGTTCTCTAAAATTTCAAAAAGGAGTTAGATATGGAAAAAGTTAAAAATTTTCTAGAATCTACTAAGGTTAAAGTTGCTGCTGTTGGCTCTACATTGCTTTCAGCTCCTGTTCTTTTCGCTGGTGATGCTCCAGTAGTTCCAACTACGCCGTTAAAAGCTGATTATGCTTTAT